ATAAATTTACAAATTTTATGAAAGGAGGTTTCTTTATGAAAGAAACCAAGTTACAATCAGATTTGTTAGAAATTATTGCTAACAACAACGGACTTAAGATGTACCTGAGTGGCCTTTCGACAGGTCATGATGCTACACCAAGATCCAACCTCTACAATCTGGAGGGTAAAACTCAGATTAAACAGCCAGATGAAATCTTAAATGACTGGATGCAGCAGTTGAAAGACCTTGAAACTAAGGATTCCTTCTGCAAGAATGTGTTCCAGTTTGATTCTCATCAGCTTGAGAAGTGGGGACCACAAGGTGGAGTAGCGCCGATCAATGACTTATTAGAAGAGATAGTCTATCCTACTTTCTCCGGTAGTGATTCTGATCCTAGTGCGTTTCAGACACCAGAGTGGGAAGCAGCAAAACGCGCGGTGACTATTAAGCTACATCGTTGCGGATGCAGAGGCTTCGCTCCTGTTCCCTATCGTCGCGTAATTGATGACATGCGCGCTCGAGATACCCTCGAGTCAAATTCAGGATTGCCGTTATTCACCAGACGTAACAAGCCTGAAGTTATCAAACAGTCTATCCAGGAGGCTGAGAATGGTCTATGGAAAACGTATCCTGCCGTAGCTCTATTTCGGAATTACAATCGCAAAACTCGTTTGGTTTGGATGTTTCCAATGAGTGCGAACCTGGTTGAGGGTAGTTATTTTCAGCCTTTGTTGCATCAACTCGTAAAAGCAACTAAGGGCCATGTTCCTGGGTCGCAATTCCTTGCGCCTTGGCTTGGTTTTGAAGAAGTTCGGGAGCTTGTCGGCAAGTCCTATGCCTTAAATTGGGTGCTTGCTGCTTCTGACTTTTCGTCTACTGATGCTCATTTTCAGCTGCGAACTAGTATGGAGGTATTCGATGTCATTAAAGAATGCTTTCAGCCACGATTTCGTGATGGGTTGAAGGAGTCGATAGTCCATATGCATACAATCCCTCTTCTCATATCTGAAACTACGATGTTAACTGGTGAACATGGTGTTTCTTCCGGATCCAATTGGACGAATTTCATTGAGACTATTTTCGATTGGATCTTAAGTGAGTACGTTAAAATTCTTTTAGCCAAACGCGCTCATGCACAAATAACATCACGTAGATCGACAACAGTCGCCAATGCTAAGTCTAGTCCATCTCACATGGGCGCAGGACTATACGCTATAGGCGATGACATGGCTTGGAGGTTGCCTAAGTTCGATCCTAACTTCTCAGACTTTTTAGAGGAAGTCGGAAAATCTGTAGGTCAGCAGATTAAGGCGGAGAAGACAACAAACGATCCTGACAAAGTTGTTTCGTTGCAGCGCCTATTCCAGAAGAATTATCTACGACCAGACGGGAAAATTAGAGCTGTATATCCCACCATTCGAGCTTTAAAATCACTAGTTTATCCCGAAAGGTTCCACAAGCCTGAGCTCTGGTCTAAAGACATGGAGGCGGTCCGTGCTTTCATGATTCTTGAAAATTGTGTTGACCACCCTTTATTTGAAGAATTCTGCAAATTTGTGGTTGCTGGCGATCCCAATTTGATTGTTGTGGCAAAGAAATCGTCTTCCCAGCTGCAGGATCTTCTCCGGAAGTCAAAACTTATCCCGGGCTTGAATCCTACGTATAATCAGGAGAAAAGAGATTCGAGTTTATCACAGTTTAGTAGTGTGAGATTCATTGCTACATTGTGATAGATGAGGGGAAGCAGTTT